TTACAGCTGTTTTGCCAGTGTGTTTGCACTCTAAATAAGGTGCTATCTTATTGCTTACTATAGGCATGTGTAAGATGAATGAGTTAGCTGAGAAGCCGCTGTGAAATTCATGTATCCTATGAGGAGTAGAGCTGTGATGTGTTACCTTGTCGCGCCATACCATTGAGCTATATTCCACACTTGCAACCTTACCCGTAAAGTCAGCAATGCCGTAATCATATTCGAGTATTGAGATGTAAACCTTAACCATCCATACAGTCTCTGTAGGCATAGTTATGCGCCCATTATTAATACCGTCTAAAAATAGATTTACGTTAGTTGGATTACTTACCATATTACCCACCCCCATAAGCTGAATAAAGCCATGCTGACTGCGCCCTGGTATAGTTGTTCCAAAGTTTGAAGTACCATCATACCAAGTACCACCGCCAAAGTGCACCCCTCTTAAATCAGCTTCAGCCCATCTACCCATTACCGTAGTGCCTTCTAAGTTTGGTCTAATAAAGTTACGATAGCCCATTGCTTGAGAGTAGTTATTGTTAGGGCTGATGCCATGACCTAAGCCGCTAACAAAAATGCGCTCATTGTTATTCTCAATTTCAGCTCTTACTGCGTTACCCATTCCCGTAGCACTGCGCTGGTTACCACTTGTATTAGTGATATTGCTACCACCTACAGCGTTAGGTGAGCTTATGATGCCATTAGTTCCGTTAGTTGAAGTAGATGCGTAACATCTTCCCTTTGTTGTATTCCATGTGTAGCCGTAATACTCGCAGCACTCTTGTGAGCCATAGCTTGTATCTCCATCGTAATTTAAAAACTCTACTGCTCCTGTGCTTACATTAATGGTAGATGGTGTAAACTCACATAGCGCTCCAATGTCAAGTAAGCGGATAAGCTTGCACTTAGTTACTTGCTCATCTGCTACAATATAATCAGTTAATTCTATTACTCTCCACCATGAATCTTTAACCCAAATCTTATCGTTAAACTTTAACCCAAATACATCAGTTACTGATAGCTTAAAATAAGCTTCCATAATCTTCTGCTCTGAATCATAAAGCTCTGCAATGTATTCTCTCCAATATCTATCAAATAAAGTTTTCAATGGCATTGCATCTATTGGATGCGGAGGAATCTCTTGCCCGAAATTTAAGTCATTTGTGCCTATTTCAGTTGGGATAGATCTGTAGTGGCTAAGTAGGGGAATGATTGTAAAGATTGATTCCTCAGCTACCTCATCATACACCATTACTACAGCATCTTCAGCTGCATCTCTTCGGTAAAGAATACGCGGCCCAGGTGTCATAAACTCACCTTTCTCATTAAAGTACTTTGGGATGATGTAGTTAGTGTTCGGAATTAAGTCACATGGCGAAGCGCCAAATGTTAATTCAACAGTGTAATCACTTGTGCTAAAATCGTTTCCTGGATCAGTTAAGCGAAGCTCACCATAGATGCGCTGTGCTCCTGTCTTATACTTAGCATTGAAGAAATCTCCCTGCTCTTTGTAGCTCCATTTCAAAACTCTCTTTCTGATGTCAGCAGCAGGAGTAAGCACAATGTCTTTAGATAAATCTAACTTACCTGTCCAATCGTAATCAGCACCGCTGCCCAAATACTCCACCATTGGAATAATCTCAACAGCGTTAGGCATGTTAGGATTAGGAACTAATACAGCGTTAAACATCTTAAGGATGTCGCGCAAGTAATCTACCTGCTTCATCTCAGGAGCGTTGTTAGCCACTTGCACTGGATAGGCATAGCTTAACCCACTAACATAACTAAAGCGAGCGTAACTGCCTGCTTTAATTTCTACATTCTGAGAGCTTCCTCCATGAGCAAAAATATAAAGTGTATAAATATCACCATCTTGCACATCTAATTGAAAGTTGCTCGCTACGTTAAATGGATTAATTGGAGTAGTAGGCTGCCATCCTATGCCTTGAGTATATTGCAAAGATGTAGGGCCCACTCCCATAGATAGGGGAAATGGAAAGAATAACTCAGTGCCTGCTCTCTCTCTCTTCCACATGATATCATACACATGCTGAGTATCGGCAGAATAACCTGTAGTATCTACTTCAATAGTTAAGTCAATATCAAAGCCTGCACTAAAACTACCTTGAGCAGTGTATGCATTTGATGTCCAGCTGTTAGATGGATCACTTACCTCTGTCCATCCTGTAAGCTGCTTGAAATAATTACTTTGGTCACCTTGAATGTTAATGTTAAATGCAGTATCTGTAGCAAATTCTACCTTAAACTTAGCCTCATCATTGCTTAATCCTTCAGTGCGCGGAGTAGTAATATAAGGCACGTACATGCGTTGCAGCTCTTCCTCTATAGTAGTGCCTGTATAGGTAAAACCTGCCTCTGTGATAATCTTATTTAATAGCCATTTAGCTTGCAGAGCTAATGTGAGCTCACCGGTATAGATAGGATTAACATCACTAAATATCCTTCTGCTGCCGATGGCTGTATCTTCGCTCCAATTCTGCCCTCTATCTGTTAAAGTATAACATGCAGCCCCACCAAATAAGGCTCCTGTATTAATATCATTTACATTCTCATAGCTATTATCATGGTCTAACTCTGAGTAGTCTAATTCTTTAAGCATCTTATCTCCAATGCTTCGCGCTAAGTCTACTGTCTCACCAAAGAATGCTATTAGGAACTCATGCATCTTGCCTTGCTGAGTGATGGCCTGCTTAAATTGTATGTGCCCTTCAGCAATGGGTAAGGTATCGACTGATAAAGTAGCCTCTATCTTGCGTAATACGTTAATCTGAGTAGTATCATCATTGAGTAGATTCACATCATACTGCTGACCAAAGAAATCTACGTTATTCTTTGTTGCAGGTATTCTGAACTCACGTGAGAAAGCTCCCCTGGTAGTGAACTCAGAAACGCTGTTAAAATTAGATGAATAGCTGATGCTCTCATTCTCGTAAAGGTCTACTACTACAGCAGCTCCATTGCTTGCCTTAACATTTAATATTACTGATGGCCTCATGCTGTATAATCGTTACTGAATTTCAATGTCAATTCTAAGTCTGTTTTCGCGTAGCTGCGAGTCTTTATTGCAGTGTAGTTATTGCTATCTATTAGCACTGGTGTAGCTGAGCCATCAGGATTAATGATGTATACTGATTCAGAGTAAATAAGATTCTTAAGGTATTCGAATTGCCCTTCAGTTAAGAAGTCAGTTCTAATACGCATCATCTTCTCAACGAATGGGCTGCGCTCAGTCATGCCTCTATCATAAGTGTTAAAGCCAAATGCTGTAGTTTCATCAGCTGTGCCGTAGTTACCTACTACCTTTCTATATCTCTTGCGTTCCACTGAGTAAGATTCCTCAGAACGCTTAGTAAAGTTGAAGTAATCCCATCCACCTCTGCTATTGGTCCAGCCTAATCTAATCTTCTCGAATCTACATTCATCTGCTGCCTTAAATACTGCTATTGATCGTGCACATGGATTTCCACCTGCATTTCTAAAGTTCAATAGATAGTGATTCCAATCTGCATCTAAACCAAATGCATCCTCTATGTTAGCAGGTAGTAGTGGTAAATGGTTAATAGTTCCTGCTGCTATAGTGCAGGTAATAAAGTTACTTTGTACTGGAGCACCTGATGCATCAAACTGTTGTATTGTTACTTCTGTTATAGCGTTACCGGTTAAAGCTGTGCCATCATCAGCAGGAATAGTAAGCACTCCATAATCATCAGCAAAAGCTGTTATGCCAATCGTGTTAGCGCCTAAGCTATATTTAGTCAATACGTCATCCATTGCGTAGGTGCTTCTAACTAAATCACTCATGATATAGCTCGTTGCTGAGCTTAATGCAAAGTGTGTAGCAGGATTAGGATTAAAGCCATCAGAAATCTGAAACGCTGCATTGATTAAAGCGCTGCCATCTAATGGGTACTCAGTAGCCTGAACAGTGAACACACCAAGCACCTCATATCCTTCTTTTATGATTGTGCTAATGCCTAAGATATTGCGTGATGTAGCAGCATCTTGCACTGTTGTAGATGCAAATAATGAAGGCACAGCATCAGTGCTGTTTACTCCTAAATCCATTGCCTGAGATACTACGGGATTAAGGTCAAATACAAGTGCGCCTGATAGGTTAGGCTGCACGTAAAAAGTATTAGTAGTAGTGCCATTGCTTACCTCTATCACATAGCGAAAGCCAGGCTGCCCTATGTTGGTAGATGTAGCCACTACTATAAGCTTCTGCTTAAGAGCTGTAAATTCGTAAGGCTGCTGATGTATTGTAATTGCCATTATGCAGGTTTAATATTAGTTAATTTTCTCGTTTGATTTAAGATGTAGATATACACAGCATCCCCCATTGCCTCGTTAAATTGAGCAGCGTATTCAGGCAGTGTCTCAAGATATGCATCTCTCCAATAGTACAGTGGTGCAATACCTTTCTTTTCAATGCTCTTAGCCATAGCATTAGCCACTCTTAAGCGCTGTGCCTCATCTCTATTTACTGCGCTCTTAGCGAATCTTGTTCTGCGCCCTGTTGGGCCTGTAGTGCGTAGCTTAATTCTCTTTAGATTCATCCACGTTAAGATAGCTTCTACCGGAGGCTTGGCTGCGCTTGCTGCGAAGCGTGTATCTATGCCTTTGTAATTACTCTCCTTACCCTGCCTTCCATACTCTACCCACTTAGCGTAATCAGCTGATGAGTCAAAGCCAATAGATGGTAGTGATCCTGTAACATCTACGCTGTAAAAGAGAGAAGCTGCCAGCGTGCCTGTAGTGTTAGCCTTGCGCTTCTTGCCGTAGCGTGTCTGCTGGATGCGAATGTTTGAGCGTGCGCTCTCAGTAACGGATTCCCCGAAATCTAAAAGCACATCGTATAGCGCTCCCTGTTCAAACAGCTCAGCAAGTATGCTCATTCTTTATCAGCTTCCTCTTTTATCTTGTTGAAAAACTGAATCAATGGTAAGCCAAATTTCACTGGCATTTCTTGAATGAAAGCGTCTAACTGCTTTAAGTGTTCCTCTGTTAAGTTCATATTAGAAAGATAAAATTGTTACTCCTATTGCGTTAGCTACGCAAGTTTCTACCCATGAATTGTCTTCACCCCACGCTGCGAATTCTTGTTCGGTTAGCGTGTAGTTACCATTTGATAAAACCTTCGCAGCCACTTCTTCAGTTGCTTCAGATTTTAATTCATAGTAGGTAGTGCAAGTTGTTGCGCTTGTGTCGAAGTTGAGAATGAGTACACTCATCTCTGTTGCTGTTCCCTGATTCAAAGGAAAGACGATTGGTTGAATTTTAGCCATTGTATTTTGTTTGTTAATTTTATAATGATGTTATTGTTTCCCACGCTGCTGCTCCTCTTACACAAAGTTTACCCAAAGTAGTGTCATACACTACCAAGCCTGCAGCAGGTGAAGCAATAGCGTTCTTTTGCGTTGTGGTCATGCGAGGAGGTAAGAAGCCTTGAGTTGTGCTATCTGCTTGAAGAATTGATGAACTTGCAATTGTAATTGAACTACCTACGCGAATAGCTGCAATACTACCTGTAACTTGAAAGGAATTTGAGTTGTTTGTAACAACACTTGAAAAGTTTGATGTAGTTGTTGCAAAACTACCTGCATCTGTTACAGTAAGTAAATTTGTACTTGAACTATTCTGAACGCTAAAAGTAATTGCAGTAGTTGTTCCTAAACCTTTCACCCTCGCCGTCCCGTTTACATCAAGTTTGAAACCCGCGTCTGTTGTTGTGTTGATGAGTACGTTGCCTCTTAACGCTGTAAGTGCAACACTACTATTCCCTAACACAACGCTATTTGAACCTAAACCAATAGCATCAAATCCGATTACTATTTGATTAGTTTGACCATTAGCCAAAGCTTTTGTCTGTTGTCCTAAAAATACACTATTGCTTCCTGTTGTGTTAGCAGTTGAGCCGTCTGCGATATGCCTTCCTGACCATACCCCGATAGCAGTATTTGCAGCACCTGTTACATTCATTAATGATTGTGAACCAATTGCTGTATTGTTATTTGAGGTAGTATTTGAAATAAGTGTTTCAGTTCCAATTGCAGTATTTTGCGTACCGCTTGTAATTGCGTTGCCTGCTGACCTTCCAATTACAACATTGCTCGCGCCTGTATTGTTGAATCGTAACGCTTGAAATCCTATTGCTACATTTGAATTTCCGCTTGTTATACTTTGCCCTGCTTCAAATCCAATTGCAGTGTTATTACCTCCAGTTGCTGTTGCAGTCATTGAGGCAACACCGAAAGACATATTTGTTGAAACCTGCCCACCGCCTAAACCAATTGTTAGCGTGTTAATTCGCCCCGTTCCATTCACATCTAGCTTGTACCCTGCGTCTGTTGTTGTGTTGATTAAGACGTTGCCTGTTGATGCTATTCTCGCTACTTCACTACCTCCTATTCTAAAAACATGATTATATCCTACAGATGTATTATAAAAATTAGACAAAGTACCTACTTCTACATAAGCACCTGCTGTTCTTCCTATTGTTACTTTTCCATCATCAGTAATAACTAAACTATTTGTTGCTGAACTATTTTGAACTACTAAACTATTTGTAGCACTTGTTGTTCCGCTTCCAAGTATTTGTAATCTTCCTGTTGGCGAAGCCGTACCAATACCCAACCTTCCGTTAGTATTGTCCCAAAATAGATTAGCGCTTTGTTGAAGTACATTGCCCGTCCCTTCGAACAACACACGTCCAACAGTTCCGCTTGTGATAGGTGTAGTGCCTACCATTAAGCCTGTCGCTATTGTGAATGTTCTATCGGCTGATAAGTCTTGCGTTGTGCCGTTAATTGTAAGCGTTCGCGTTGAAGGAACTGGAGTAAATCCTAACGCGTTTTGCTTTGCGTTAAACGTAGTCCAATCCGTTGCGCTAAGATAGCCGTCAACGAGTGTAGTCGCTTGCGGAATAGATAGCGTTCTATTAGCTGTTAAGTCACCGCCTCCTGTGATAGGTGCTGTTGTGCTTATCGTGCGAGTGTCAGGCACTAAGCCTGCAATAGATGGAATGGTAGGCTTGTTAAGAATCTCACTTACTCCGCTAACTGCATTCCAATCTGAGTTAACCTGAGCAGCTGGTATAGTGGGTAGGTTATCTAAATCATTGTAGCTATTGCTAAAAGCCGTAGCTCCTAAATCAGCAGTGTTAGCTTTTAAAGCTACATCAGTCTGCAGAGCTATGATGTCATCTACTATGCCTATGATAACAGCGCAATCAGGTAAGGTCTCGCACGTGAGCCCGATGTTATCTACTATGGCATACCATCCCTTTATCCCTGCTGCATCAGTACCGTAGTAGTAAGAGTTACCCGGTGCTTCCTCATCATTAAGCAAGCTAACGAATACCCCATTCTGATCTAAGCTTTCAATAAACTGCAAAGCTCCCCACCCGTCCGATGGTGAATCTGTTGGAGTGTTGTAGTTCCAGCTTGCAGGAATAGAACAGGCTGACCAATCGTAATCTAAGTTAAGCTCAATAGTTCCTGTTACACCGGTTAGCGTGTGAGTGTATTGCTCTACAAATGGCTCAGAGTTTACCGGGCGAGTAAGCAGCACATCATCTCCAAACATGTGCCCTAAGTGAATCTCATTGATAAGGTCCTGAAAGATAAGTGAGCAGTCAGTAATGCTCTCTGCTTGGTAGCCTGTCTTATCTTCCTTATCTCTTGGTAGATCAGAGATAAATACCTCAAAGCTAAAAGCTCTTGTGCCTGGTGAGTAGTTAATAGCCCGAGGCTTAACGTGCATCCATGGCCACTCTGCCTCCTTCTCTAAATCGGCCTGTGATATCTCACCATGTGTAAACCTACGCAGTTGGAAGTGCCCTGCTGCAAATTGTCTAAACCTATCTACTATTACGTTGTATGTGTAGTTAATTGTGCTCATATCTTATAGTGGAATTTAAGTTAGCTTTTGTTGCATGCTGTTAGCGTAATCCATCGCATAGGTTAAATGGGTAAAGATGGTAGTAGCTCTTGTGTTGGTTATGGCATCGAACTTAGTTACATCTCTCTCTGCCATCTCCTCTATGACGTGCCACCATTGGTAGACTGATGCTAATGTTTCACCTCTTCGGCTAACTGAGTTATCTCCCTCTTCAGCGTCTCCAGCTCCTTCTCTAAATATTCTGGTGTACTGCTCACTAAATCGTTTCTGAGTGTCGAAAAAAAAAGCAGCGCAGCATTTACATTCGCTAAGTTTAGCTTGCGCATTTGAGGTACATACTTAAGATGCACATCACTATCATACTCCTCTATCTTATACTGCAGATTTATCTCAGCAGTTACCGGTCTATAGAGTATGCACATTAGTTCGGGTAGCTGATGGGGAAAATTCTTACTAAACTCAGATAGATCTAACCACTCTCCAAAGGTCATAGATTTAAGGTTAGGATGAAAGCCGAACTTCACACCATCAATATCTATGAACTGCTTAAATACCTTCTCGTCTTGGCGCAGGCCATTAGAGTAAGATGCCACTATCTTTTCCACAGTAGCCATATCTATCTTCCTAATGTCATCACGCTTCAATCCTGTTATTGCCTGAATCTGAGAAATGCTATCAGTTCCGGCATTAAGGAAATCTACATAGGTGCCTAATGTCTGATCACTGTACTTAGTGCTTATTATCTTCTCGCTCATATCGTTTGTAGTTCTTGTTTAACTTCTTGCCAATAAGTTACTTCGGCTTGTGAATCATTGTAAAATGACGCTACTTTTAATATCTCATCTACTGCAATTATAGCGCAGTGCTTTGCATCCTCTTGAGCTTCATCATCATAAAGCAGATTAGCTCTAAGATAAATCCAATACTTATCTACTAACTCTTTTGCTTTCTCTACTGGTGTCATATGTTTGTACCGTCTATGGTTATGTTAATGCTCTTTATCTCAGTGCTTAATTCTTGGCGCTCTATGTACCCTCTCTGCTTACCTTGAGTCTTTAGGTAGAATATCACAGCGCTTGTGTTAGGTGCATCCTTAATAGTTACTACCTCACCATCATGCGTTAAGGCTTGGCGCTCTGCTCCCTCCATCAGCTTCTTAAGCTGAGATTCTGCAAAGTCTAAAGCTACATTCTTAAGTGATGCTACAGCAGCTGAATACTCAGGATCATCTTTAAGCCATTCGTAATGAGTCTTGCGAGAGATACCTATCTTCTCTGAGGCTTCTGTAACATTGCCTAAAGAAGATGTAAGTGCCTGAAGCATAGCATCTTTTTTGATTGTTACGTTTTGTTCCTGCTCATCCATTACGCTAACTTATTCTTAAAATGTGTTATTAACTGCTCCATCTTAGAGTCATAGTATTTAGCAAATGTAGTAAATCCCTCTGAATCAGCTTCATAACATCTAAATAAAATACCCCTCAATCTTTGTGATGGCTTCTTTAAAGTATCTTCTAACTCTGATTTCAAGCTTTCCACAGCATCCAGCTCCTCACGTCTGAAGCTTTCATCTTTAAAAGCTAAGTAACCGAACTGGTTGGCTATTCCGAACAGTTCAGCTGCTTGAGATGGTGTGAGCTCATTAGTGCCAAAAGTAAGCTTTAAAGTCTTATCTTTTCGTGTAGTTACTGCTTCGAGCTGTGCTGGTATTAATATCATATTTTTGGATTACAATCGAAAAAAACTATAATAATTTTGGATTAGGATCCACAATATAGGCAAGCCTCATCTTCACCTCCCTCTCCTGCATTTAGTATTCTTTCACACTCCTTATTAACCTGCTCTTCGCTCCAGTTAGGATTAAACATCTTTACTTGAGCCTTCAAAAAATTATAGTCATTATCACTCATTTATATTAATCTTTATTAGTTATAACTATTAGTGTAATTAGCTTATGCTATTAGCTAATGGCCTATAATCAGTAGAATGCTTATTAGACTTTTTACTGTTACATGATCTACATAGTAGTTGTAAATTATCCAAATCTAAAGATAATTGTTTGTACAATGAATAAGGCTTAATATGGTCTACCGATATGTGCTCAGTTGAATTGCAGCACATGCATTTTTCTCCATACATTTTTACTAATTGCACCCTAAATTTCTTTAAATCAGATGGGCTATAATTTCTATCATAGTTAGCTCCTATCAAATCAAAATCAGCACTATCAAATAATTCTATAATGTACTCATTTAGTTTCTTATTTGTTGGAGCAGTCAAATTATTTAAAGCTAAGAACTCTTTAAAGTAAACCTTTAACTTAATACCAGGTTTAACTCTAATAGCATATTGCTTTAGCAGTATACTTAGTATCTGCTTCTTAGCAGATCTTAGCTTATTATTAGCAGTAGATTTAATCATAAACAAAAGAAAAGAAAGAAAAAGAAAAAAGGTAAAAAGAAAAAGAAAGAAAAGAAAAAGCTCCCCCAAGAAAAACAAATGTTCACGCTCAATAAGAGCAGTTGCTCGTTCCAAGCATTGATGTGATGCAAGTGTAGTCATTGGTTACTGAGCTTTGACTTACTCAGGTAGTGAGTGCTATTCATGTCTTAAAACAATAAAACCCCAAAGAACGTATGCGCCCGTTCAGAGGGGAATTACTAAACCTTAAATCAATCCTATGTCTAACAGTAATCTTGCGCATGAGACAAATATAAAAATGTAAATCAATTACACTCACTATTGTGGAAAACTATTTAGGCTGTTTAAAACGTAGCACTGTGATGTATATCCAAAAAGGAAGCCATACAAGCCCTGTAAATGCCACACCCACATAAGCATACCAATGGTAAGAAGATAAGTGCCTCTGATGCCTGTAGATGTTTACAGATAAGATTCCAAAGTGCAGTAGGAAGCCTACTAAGTAGATTGTTAATAGTGTCATAGTTTTTTTCTTTTAGCTCTACGTTTTTTTTGTGGTGTATTAGTTACCTCTGTTATTGGCTCAGGAGTAAGCTCTACTTGCGTTAATTCTATCAGTGCTTGAGCTTGTTCAGCTTTAGCTATATCCTCCATCAGATGCTTCTCTAATCTATTAAGCAAGTCATTCATGCATGGAGTGCAGCTTGTGAAGCTCTTATTATCTCTGATGCCTAAGTATTCTTTACGAAGCTTAAACAGCTCGCTCATTTCACCTGGCTCTACTTTGCCTCGCTTTCTTATTGCTCTAATCTGCTCAAGTGTTGGTAGTTGCCATTCCTTATTGTTAAGCATTGGCCATTTCTTAGCTGGGCATCCAGGTACCGCGTAAGATGCTAAGTGATCAATAGGGCATCCGCATGGCTTAAAGGTTATGCCGTCAATAGTGTAAGGTTGTTTAAATGGATTGATTGCATTAATCGGAGGCCCACAAGTGCTAAACTGCTTGTTGTAAACAGGGCACTCTTTGCAAACTTTAACGCGCGCTTCGAAGTCTGTGCTGTTAATCATCATATCTGTAGTGAATTTCTAAGTGTTGTTTTAGCTTTCTTAATAGTTCTGTAAAGATAGTTCAAAGGTATACCGGTCTCTTTAGCTAATTCCTGATAGCTAAAGTCATCTAAGGCATAAAGAAAGAATAGCTCACGCTCAAAGTATGGCAAGCGACTGATAAAGATATCTAACTGCTCATTCTCTAAGCGCATCCCTACACTCTTATTTACATCATCAATGATATCATCTTTCAGATCATTGCGTATCTTTTCGAATCTTAAACGGGTATAATTGAATGAGCTATTGCTACATCGTGCAGAAAGTCTAATAGCATTGCTGACGTAGTTATTGAGCTTGCCTCTATCGTGAATATCCTGAAGCTTATCTTTATCTGATTCTAATATCTTAAGCAGCG